TATATTGTATTTGGTTTGCTTTTTTCATTCTTCTTGGGGTTAGTCAATTCACCAAACAAATATAAATACGTACCCCAATCAATCATTCCAAGTATTGAACCAGTACAAACAAAAATTGAAACAGTTTTTATTGAAAAAGTTATTGAACCCATTAAGGTGAAAGTTGATACAACAGAATCAATTATTCCAGAAAATGATGCCCTTGAAGGTGTTACAATAATTGATGAGGATTCTTATGGAAAAAGATCATATGTTTATGATATCCGGAATATGGATAAGAGTGCATTAAGAAAACATCTTAAAACCAATGGATTTAGAAATTTGGAAAATGCAACATTGGTTCAGATGAGGAGAATGTGGATGGCATTTCATTATGAGAGTATGTTAATGAATTTACATCTATTGACAGAATTCCCCATATCTATGCTGTATTCATTCTTTATCATCGAGGCAACTACTAATGGCATTGAGACCAACTTATGGCGGCTGCACGCAAATGCGGGGGGAATTAAGGCATTTAAGGGGTATGGTTCTGTCACATATAAAACCTATGAGGTGATAAGGGGGAAAAATGTAACTATGAGAGCGAAATTTATGAGTGCAAAAAATACTCAAGAAGGAATTGAGGCTTGGGCAAAAGTATTAAATTCTGGAAGATATGATGAGTGCAAGAAAGCAAATTATAAATTACCAAAGAAACAGTTATATGAAAGCATATGCAAATGTGTTTATGAATCTGGATATCATACAGACCCAAAATATAAGTTTAGAGCACAATTTATGGCAGAGTTTTGGAAATTTAAAACAAAAAATTTACCAATTATTATTGAAGAATTTTAATTTAATTACTTAATGATATTTATATAAAAAAAGTATTATGAATTTACTTGAGGATTTTTATGAGAAAGGCACACCTGATATGAAATATTATGCATTTGATTGGGATGATAATATTGTTTATATGCCAACTGAAATCATCTTAATGGATAATGTTGGTGATGAAGTTGGAATGTCCACACATGATTTTGCAAAATATAGATCAGAAATTGGTAAGAATGAATTTAAATATAGAGGAACAACCATTGTTGGTTATGCTGAAAATCCATTTAGACAGTTTAGAGTTGAAGGAGATGAAGGTTTCTTATCTGATGTGCTTATAGCAAAGAAAGGACCAGCATTTGATGATTTTGAGGAAGCAATTAATAATGGTTCAATTTTTTCCATTATTACAGCAAGGGGACATAATCCTGAAACCTTAAAGAAAGGTGTTAAGAAATATATAACAAATGGTTTTCATGGAATTGATGAACAAAAATTAATTAAAAATCTACAAAAATATAGAGATTTGGTTACACCAGAAACAGAATATGATGATATCATTGATGAGTATCTTGATATGTGTAGGTTTTATCCAGTATCATTTGGATCTGGTAGTGCAGCAAATCCTGAAATTGAGAAAGTTAAAGCATTAAATGAATTCTATGATTATTGCGAAGCAATGTCAGAGAAAATTAAAAAAGCATTTTACTTTAAAAATGATATGTTTGGAGAAAAAGGTGATATACTTAATTTTACAATAGGATTTTCTGATGATGATCCTAAAAACATTGAAGTTATGAAAGATAAAGTTAATAGAAAAGGATTAACAATATATTCAACTAATAAAGGAGAAAAAGAAAAAGTTAATCAAGATAAATAATTATATATATTATATAATAGTAATATTATTATTAATAATAGTAATATAATAATACAAAATTAAATCGCTTGATAAAAAAAGTAAATAGTGTTTTTTGAACTATTTTTTTAAAAAGTTGAAATATCTTAATATATTTTTATATTTTCTATATTTATTATAAGTAATTACATTTGTTATAATATAACAATAAATAAAATAATAAAAAAAGATACATTATGGCAGATATGCTTATGAAAATTCCTCTACCGTACGAGCCTAAGAGGGAAAATAGGTTCATTTTGAGGTTTCCATCAAGTATGGGTATAAATGAATGGTTTGTTGAAACAGCAGCTAGACCCAAGATTAGCATAGGTTCAACAGAAATACAGTTCTTGAATACATCAACATTTGTGTCAGGAAGATTTAAATGGGATCCTATTAGTGTTAAGTTTAGGGATCCAATTGGTCCATCAGCTTCACAAGCATTAATGGAGTGGGTTAGATTACATGCTGAATCAGTTACAGGTAGGATGGGTTATGCTGCTGGATATAAGCAAAATTTAACATTGGAAATGCTTGACCCAACAGGTGTTGTCATTGAAAAATGGTTACTTGAAGGTTGTATATTGACAAGTGTTGACTTTGGAACTTTAAGTTATAGTTCAGACAATATTGCAGGAATTAGTGTTAGTATTCAACCAGATAGGTGTATATTGGTTTATTAAATTTTTAATTTAGTCTATCCTTTACATCCAAAATTAAAATCCATATATTTATGTATAAACATTTATATATGGATTTTTCATTTTTTACAACTAACAATAAATCTGGTTATAAAACTAAAGAACCTTGGTTTATGAAGAATTACCCCCAAGAATACCAAGAAATTATTGATTATACATCAAAAATAAGTTTAAATTTTTCATTTAAGGAAAAGATTTGGTTTTTCTTCAATAAATTAGAGGAAAGACCAAAATGTCAGACATGTGGGAAGGATATTAAATTTAACGAAAGATTTGATAGACCTTATGGTGATTTCTGTTCAAATTTTTGTTTAAATTCAAATAAGGATGAAATGGTAAAAAGAATTAAGAAAACTATGAATAAGAAGTATGGAGTTAATTATTTCCCCCAACATAACACATTTGTTCAAAAAGTAAAAGATACTAAATTTCTTCATTATGGTAATGAAAATTATATAAATTCAGAAAAAGCAATTCAAACAAAGATTAAAAAGTATGGAGATAAGAATAATTTTCAAAAATACATTCAAACATGTTTAGATAAGTATGGTGTTCATAATTTCTCAATGAGCAATGAATTCAAAAAAATAATAAATGATAAATATGCAAATATTTACCCAGATTTGGATTTCAAGGAAATTAATAAATTTCATGTTAAACTATATTGTGAAAAATGCAATCAAGATTTTGTTATTCATAAACAATTATTATATGAAAGGAGAAAAGATGATAATGTTATTTGCATAAATTGCAATAAGATTGGTCAATCAAGTATTTCAAATTTGGAAAATCAAATTAATGATTATATTGAATCATTGGGGGTTGAAACTATTCAAGCATATAGAGTTAAGGGGAATAAAGAAATTGATATTTTCTTACCAGAATTTAATATTGGGATTGAAATGAATGGATTATACTGGCATAGTGAACTTTTTGCAAAAACTGATAAGCACATAAATAAAACAAATTTCTTCAAGGAGATGGGGATTGATATTATTCATATTTTTGAAGATGAATGGTATCATAAGAAAGAAATAGTTAAATCAATATTATCCAATAAAATTAATAAGACATTCAACAAAATATTTGCAAGAAAATGCAAAATTGTGGAATTAACAAACAAGGAGGTTAAAGCATTTTATGATGAAAACCATATACAGGGATTTGTCAATTCAAAAATTAATGTAGGTTTAATGTATAATGATACATTGGTTTCAGCAATGTCTTTTGCCAAAGGAAGAATAATAATGTCAGGGAAAGAAGATGAGTGGGAATTAACAAGATTTTCTAATAAAACATTTACAAATGTTATAGGTGGTGCATCTAAGTTATTTAAATTCTTCTTGGAAAAATATAAACCAAATAAAATAATATCATATTCAGATATAAGATATTTTGATGGATCATTATATAAAAAATTGGGGTTCAATGAAAAATCAAAATCAAAGCCAAATTATTCATACGTTATAAATGATAAAAGGTATTATAGATTTAATTTCAGGAAAAGCATTTTGGTTAAGCAAGGTTTTGACCCAAACAAAACAGAAAAGGAAATAATGTTTGAAAGAAAAATATATAGAATATATGATTGTGGCAACATAAGATGGGAATTTCAATAAACTATTTTCTTTTATTCAATTTAAATCTATTTTTAAAATAAAATCTATGGAAGATAAATCTAAAGAATATGGGCAATCAAATTTTGATTTACCCCATGATGTGGTTCAATTACCTTCTGGGGGCATATTTTACAAAAACAAGAAGAAAACAGTTAAGGTTGGTTATTTGACAGCAGCTGATGAGAATCTATTGTTAGGTAATAGCAAGAATTTCACATTACAACTTTTAAAAAACAAAATATATGAATATGATATAAGACCAGAGGATATGATTGAAAGTGATATAGAAGCAATTCTAATCTTTTTGAGAAATACTTCTTTTGGTTCAGATATTGAACTTTCAGTTACTGACCCAAAGACAGGGAAATCTTTTAAAGCAACTGTTGATTTGGGTGAGTTAAATATTGAACCTGGAAATAAACCAAATGATGATGGAACATATACTGTTACATTACCAAAGAGTGGAGATGTGGTTAAATTGAAACCTTTAACATATGGTGAAATATTGGAGGTAAATGATATAATTGATAATTATCCTCTTAATAGAACAGCACCAAGAGTTACATTAAGATTATCCAGGGAAATTGTTGAAATTAATGGTGATGTTGATAAGACAAACATTGTTAAATATGTGGAGAATATGCCAATTGCTGATTCAAAATTTGTTCGTAGATATTTGGTTGAAAATGAACCTAAACTTAATATGAAAAAAGATATCAAGACCCCATCAGGAGATGTGACCACAGTGAATGCTGGGTTTGGGGTGGAGTTCTTTCGCCCTTTCTTCGGATTATAGGTTATCACAATCAACAGAATTTTATTATTTAAAAAAACTTTTAAATGTTTCATATTCAGAGTTCTTGATTATGCCAATATTTCTCCGGAAATTCTTGATAACTAAATGGACAGAGGATATTAACAACAACAATAAAAATAAGGGATGATGTAAAAAATCATCCCTTATTCTATTTATATATATAAATGATATTTTATGGCAGGATTTTTTGATATGATAGGCGACCCTCAAACAAAACTTTTTGGACTTAAACCAGGTTGGATTGCAAAACAAGTAGCAGAGATGAAAAACTTTGCAGGGGCTTTAGTAACTTTAGACAATGAATCTTCTAAATTAAGTAAAAGTTTTCTTCTTGGTAGGTCAAGAGTTAATGAATTTAAGGGTGTTATTGCAGACACAGCACCACTTGTTAGAAGATTGGGGGGTGATATTGATGATATTAATAGGATGGTTGAGGATACAACTACAGCCCTTTCAAGAACTGTCATTTTCTCACCTGATGTTTATGAAAAATTATATGCTTTAACAGATTTATTGGGTGATAGTGCAGGTACACTTACTAGTAATTTTTCTGACGTAGGTATATCAATTACCCAAGTTGGCGGTGAGGTTGAAAAATCAATAAGCTATGTCAATAGTATTGGTATGAATGCAAAAAAAATAATGGGAGAGGTTGTCAATAATACAGATTTATTAAATAGATTTAATTTTAAGGAGGGTGTTCTTGGGTTTTCAAAGATGGCAGCAACTGCAGCAATGCTTAAAGTTGATATGTATTCCATTCAATCATTTGCTGATAAGGTTTTTAATATTGAGGGAGCAGTTGAAACAGCAGCAGCATTTCAAAGATTGGGAGTGTTTATGGGCGATTTGGCGGATCCGTTTGCATTGATGAATAGTTCATTAAATAATCCAGAAGGTCTTATCAATAGTATTGCAAAGGCAGGGGAGATGTTCACAGAGTTAAATGCAGAAACAGGTAGGATTGAAATAAATCCATCTGCAATGGGAATGTTTAATGAACTTGGTACAGCATCAGGTCTTGGGGCAGATAAGATTAAGAAGATGGCAATTGCGCTTAGAGAATTTAATGAGAGAACAGCAGAGATAGATTTTAAATTTGATATTACAGAGGAACAGAAAATGTTTATTGCCAATTTATCCTATTTAAATGATAAGGGTGAATATGTTATTAATGTTAAGGATGAAAAAACAGGAGAGTCAATTGCAAAAAAAGTTTCAGAATTAACAGATAAGCAAATAAGTAAATTGCAAGACTTATCAAGTGAAAAACCAAAGACAATGGAAGACCTTGCAAGAGAATCAATGAGTATTACAGATATTATAAGGAATGATGTTCAAGCAATAAAATATAAAATTTTGTTTGGTGCAGTTGGAACACCTAAAATTCTTGAAACTCAAGAACAAGCAAGAACAAAACTTGTTGAACCAGTATATGATACAATATATGAGTTAATTCCAGAGGCAAAGGATATAAGGTCTTATTTGACAAAAACTTTTACAAATGTTGAGGAAATAATGTCTAAAGGTGCAACAAATTTTGCAACAGAATTAGACAAAGCAGTAGAAAATCTTGTTCCAAGTATGGATAAAATTAATGAATATATATCAAAAAAAATTGAAATAGGTGGGATAAATAATAGTTGGGTTAGTGACGTATATAAAACTATTAAAAATAATATGGCTACACCTAATGTTGGAGCAACTGCACCAACAAGCACAAGTGGAACTGGTGGTCCAGATTATGGACTTGGTAATAGTATTATGACAAATACAAAAGAGAAAGAAATCACAAATAATAATACAGAGTTCAAACTTAAAATAGACGTTATTCATAAGATGATGGATGCAACCGGTGTGGTTAAATCAACCGGTCAAGTAGATAGAATTAACTTAAACTCAAAAGATAATTTTTTTGGTAGCAAATTAACTATTAGTCAACCAAATAAATAATAACATTAAAACCCCAACTAATTATATTTATATATAAAAGATAATGAGAAGCCCCTTGGATTTTGGAAATAGTGATACGTTTAGGAAGTTTTTAATAACAAAAAATTTAGCACCTTACAAAAAAACCCCCCTTGGGAGTAGTCCCCCATTTAACTATGAGGTATCACCTTTTTCAAAGATATTAAATGTTGTTGATTCTCCTGATAAATTAATTGACCAGCCAATATATGCAAATGAGTTATATGGCAAAAATCAATATGGTAGAGTTGGTGGTTATATTCAAACACAAGATGTAAATGTATTAAATAATAATAAAACAAATTATGGTGAATATAGTATAAAAAATTCTGTTGCATTAAAGATTAATAGGAAGTATTTAAAGGAGGATATATTTGAAAATTATTATACAACAGAAGATGATTTAACTGATTCAGCAATTTATATTGAAAATGATGATAAGTGGTTTGATGCAAATTTACCAAAGAAGGGGATATTATATTATTGGGGTGTAGGGGTTAATAGTTTCAAACCATCTAAATATTCAGCATTTGGCATACTTACAGACAATGCTGAAACCAAATCCAATTTATCTGCTGATTCTTACATTACAAGATTGGGTGCAAAGGCTTTAACAAATTATTTTAATGATAGGGTTGCAAGATTAACAACAAAATATGATATCATCAAGAAGTTTGATCAGACTATTTCAAGTTTGAATGAC